CGAGTAGGCGTTGGCGAATTTGGCGGTGAGGTACTGCGGGACGAAGCGGTTCTCGGTCGTGGTCGAGGGGGAGAAGGCCGCGTGCGTGGCGCCGGACAGCGCTTTGATTGCAGCGGTGAAGGAAATGAACTTTTTGAGCTCGATGTTGAGGTCGAACTTCTCGACGACGCCGTTGGCGTAGGTGTAATCCTGCGCGGAAAGCGGGTCGTGCAGGAAGAAGGTGAGGCTCTTGTGCTGGGCGCTCTCCGCTATGGTGAACGCATGGTCGTAAACGACAGTCTCGCCGCTGTGCGTGGCGACGTTGTATCCGCCGAATAGGGCGTAGAGCAGGAGGCCGATGCTCTGGTCGTGGACGTTCCCAGTGATGGCTCCCTGCGACCACTTTTTGACCTGCGTGAGGTTCGTATTGTCTTCGATGAGGCCGTAGGACTGCTCGTCAACCGCAAACTCCTTTTTCTCGTCGAGCGTAAGGTCGATCCAAGGATTCCAAAAGGTCGCTGAGGTGGCGGCCGTGCCGCGGGTCGTCTCCTTTGCTACGCCTACCTGAGCTAAACGTCCGATACCTTTTTGTGCCGCCATATAGGTTTATTGTACGCCGTCACCCTCCTTCTGCTGTTCAGTTGTGGATAGCGGGGAGGCAGTATCTGGCGTAATGGCGCCATGCCCCTCGGGTGGCAGTTCAACAAACCGCCTTGTCTCTTCCCAAAGCTTGGTCGCCTCTTCGATGGTCTCTGCAATAATGGTCATCGGATGGAAAATGCCAGAGCCAGCAAAGTGAAATTCCTTTTTGGCAGGAGGCGTGATTATCATCTTGTTTTTTGGTGGTTGCTCTAGGCTCATGTTCCAGTTTGATAGAGAGTGCGTGCTATCAGTGTAACACCGAGGCACAAGAGGTCTTTGGTCCCTGTGGATACGGGCCAGCCTTCTACAGTCGCGGGAAGGAGGGCATCTATGGCCGCCCCGGCGAGTGTGAAGTTGGTGTCGAACTGATTGAGGATGGCGTCGATAAGGTCCTCTACGTCCGTGTCGGGATGCACAAGCGCGGCCGGATCGACTACAAAAAGGATGTCGAACCGGTATTCCCGGCGATTGTTGGCTTGGTCCTCGAAGTCGCTCGCGACGCGCGGCATACCAACAATTGCGAACGGATAGCCCGCGGTCGGCGTGTCGGCCAAGGGATTGGGGCTCTTGTCCAGAGAGACAAAGGAGTTAATGAAGCCCGCGGTTACGAGCGCCTGAAGGTTCGCAACGATCTGGGTCTTGATGGGACTGGCGAGTTTGGTGGCCATATATTATGCGGCTATCGCGGCGACTATTTCCTGAAGGGCGGCGCCAAAGCGCGCGTCAATCTCGGGCTGGGAGGCCGCGACGATGCGCTCCATGAACTGATTGGGCTTGTTGCCGGGATGATTGACGCTGCGCACGGGGTGGTCGGCGCCGGGCCAATAGAGAGCCTTCTTGGCTCGGGCTACGATCGTATGAGGCTTCGTGCCGAACTCGACGTAGGGCGCGTAGCTGGCTGTCGGAAACCAGCGCAGCATGCCGGTAGTCATCTCTGCGCGGAAGCTTTGCGTGAGGAAGCCGGTTCGCCACGGCACGACACCTTTGACGGTGTGCTTGGCAAGAATGGCCTGGGACGCGGCGAGCGCGCGCTGGAGGATGGACGCGGCGAGCGAGGGCGCCTTTTTGAGATTGGCGAGGAGCTGGTCTAAGCCGACGATTTGTACCTTAAAGTCCATACTCAAAAGCGGATATCTTTGTACTGATTGATAACGTCGATATCTTCAGCATCGATCTCGTTGCGCCAGCTTTCGGCCGCGCCTTGAAGCGCATGCGAGTTCTGACCCCCCAATTGGCGGCGCTTGAAGCGGCGTACAACCAGATTTTCGGCTGTGGCCGTTAGATCGTCGGGAAGCAAGTGAGTGTTGTGATTGCCAGCATTAGGCCAGTCGACCGGGTACCCCGCGACGTAGGTGGCGCGGATCATGTTGCTGTAAATGCGCGGCAAGACGCCGTAGATGCGCACCATGCCGGAGGGGTACCAGACGGTGCCGGTTATCGGGTCCGTACGCGGGTTCACCAGTTCGTACTGGTCCGCGATGAAGTCGGTCCAGCTAGGGTTGGTGGGCGTCCCCGCGCGCCACTGTAGTTTCGAGATTGAGAATGCGGGCGTGTTGCGCAGGATGAGGAAACTCTGGCGCGGATTGTCTATGGAGTAGGTGTCGTTCGTATGGGTCTGCTGGACGAATCCATTGGGCCTGCCGCACTCGTGTCCGATGTAATCGGAAATCGAGTTTATCATCCGGGTGAGCACCGCATCGAAGGCTGTGGGTTGGTCGACGACGCTCAGGGACACGCCAGTGGCGGTGGCGGTAGCGTTCTGGGAAAGTGTGACTGAGTTGTTGGTGAACGCGGCAATCGTTGTGCCGCTTGGAATGCCGGGGCCAGTGATGGTCTGACCGATGCGGACGTTTTTTCCCGTCTGAAAGGTGGCGCTTGAAACGGCATTAGAGGCGTTCGTCGTGTTGCCGGTGACGCTGATCGTGAGGTTAGGGTCAAAAAGCAGGTCCTTAACCCGCTGAAGCGTCGTGAGTGCGTAAGGTGATACTTGCTCCATACATGCGAGGGCTAGCGTCCTCGTCGCTGCCCGCAGTACAGGGTAGTGCGTGCGGGCAAAGCGAGAATACTAGGTATTCGAGACTGCGGTGCGGACCGGGTACGGCTGGCCGTTGGCCGGGCTGCCGATGAGTTCGGCATAAGCCAAGATCGCCGGGCTCGTGCCGCTGGTGAAAGCGGGCGTGAGCACTATGCGCAGATAGCGCTTGCGGCCGCCGGGAACGGTGGGAGCCGTTCCAGTGGGCTGAAGGCCAATGCCTTCCACGCGAGCATAGCTGTCTACCGCGGCAGCGAGGACGTTGAGCGTGGCGCCGATAGTGGTGCCAGTGTTGTCCTTTGCGTCTGCCCAGGCCGAGTTGTCATCCGACTCTTGCAGTTTCCATGCAAGCGTTGCGGCGGCAGGGCTGCCCGAGGCAATCTCGGCGCGCACATGCACCATGATCGAGTCCGCAATGAAGGATTGCAGGGTATCGACCGAGTCCTGGTTGACCGCTGAGCTGCCGGTGAACGATTGGATCGCCACGGAGCTGGCAGTCACGGACTTGTGCATCACGTCGTCGTACGGGTTTATACGCATACGAGTGTTTGCTGTGTGCCACTTCGCGCCGTCGATCCGGCGTGCGCGGCGGGCGACCGCGTGGCTTAGTAACTAGCCCTGGTCGTGGTTCGGGATGCACACCAAACCACTGTCGAACGAATGGACGGTGCCTTTGCGCCCATCGGGGCAAATGCACTCGTCGCCGGGCCGCGCGTTCTTCACAAAGTCCGTACGGCTCTCGTGCGCGTCGGGAGCATCTCCCGCACCGGGCTCGTCCACAGGAGTTTCCTGCGGAGTCTCTGCCTCGGGTGCAGGAGGCACTTCGACAGAGGGCGCCGCGGGCGTTTCTGCCGCGGGCGTCTCAACAGGAGTTTCCTGCGGAGTCTCTGCCTCGGGAGTGACTTCTGTATCTTCACTCATATCGGGATGATGTTACCGAGTAATCGAAACCTGAACGGTGCGAGCTTGAGGAATAAGCCCGCGAGCAAATATTCAGGATTTGGGGAACTAGGACGCTGCGGTCTTGCCGACGACCATGGCGCGCGGAAGCGCGAGCGTCAGAGCGTGGCGGTACTTGTAGACAAGGCCGCGCTGGTCAGCCAACGCGATCTCCTTGCCTCCGAAGCTGCCGGACTCGAACTGCCCGACGCGCATCTCGCCCTTGTCGCCAAAGGCGAAGGCGCGCATGTTGCCGAAGACGACGAACGGATTGCTCGCGCCGTCGCTAAAGCCGTTGACGCTTGAAGCGCCGACCGCCGGAAGCCAGCGGTTGGTGTAGACCGGGTAGCCGAGGATCTCGCCCGCAGGCTTGATCGGGCCGCCGCCCGGATGGTTCTCGACCGCAGCCTGGGGCTTGGCCCATCCTGCGTAGGGCAGGATGTAATTGCCCGCCGTATCCTTCTGCGTGCGCAGCTTGCCCCATACGGTGCGGTGCATGTAGAACGCCGCGCCGTCGAGGACCGATTCCTCGAGGTCCGCGATCATGGCCGAGCTGTCGTCCATGACTGCGAACTTAGCGAAGGTCGTCGAGCCCGTCGGGAGGACGTAGCTTGAAACCTTCGTGCCGGTCTCGTCGATCGTCGTCGTCGAAGGCCAGTTGAGAATACCGAGGAACGGATCGCCGGAATTCGCGCCGCCAACGAAGCCCTGGTAGTCGATCATGTTGGCGAGCGCCTCGCCCGCGAGGGAGAGGAGCCAATCCGCCACGTTGACCGAGGCATCCGCGAGGAGGTCGTTGCCGACCACGAACGCGAGCTGCCACTTCTTGGCGATGAGCTGTGCCTGGCCGAAGGTGAGGCCGGTGACTTGCCCCGGAGAATCTACGCCGAGATACGCTCCCTTGAGGAACGAACCCGTGTAGCTGGGAACTGCCAACTCGTCGCTGGTCATCTCCCACTTGGCCGCTTGGCTCATGATCGTACCGACCGAAGCCGCGATGCGCAGAATGGCATCAGCGATTTCGCGCGATACGAGGTAGCCGCCGCGGTTGTCCTGCTCTCCGACAAGAGCTTCGTTGGCCTTGGTGTCGATGTTGAAGCGGCCCATCGAAGCGGCTTTCGCTGCTTCAACCAGGTCTTTCTTCATCTTCTCGTTAAGGCCGGTGACGTCCTTGCCGTAGGTCTCGCGCTGCAAGCGCAGCTTTTCGACCATCTTCTGGACTTGAAGGGCGGTCTCCGCTCCGATGAACGGTAGGAGCTTCTCCTTCATCGTCTCGTCAAAGGCGGCGATGTGCCACTCTTTGACAGTCTCTTTAGTGATTTCCATTTGGTAGCTAGTGAGCTACCGCAGTGTTACTGACGGGCCTGCTTAAGAGTTTTGAGGCCTTCTTGTGCTGCGGTAGTTATCCCGCGCAGAATGTCCTTTGCGAGAAGGTGAGCATCGAGCTCGCGATCCCGAACATCCTCCGTAGGCCTCGACCTTTGTCTTCTGGGAGCCGGAGTCGGCGTCGTTTTCTCGTCGCCTTCGCTGCGGCTTTCCTCCCCATCGTCGTTCCCCAGGCCTCCGTGGAGTGCCTCGACAACGGCGCTAGCAGCTTTCATGTGTTGGTGCGCCTCGGCCAGCTTCTCTTTCGTGGCGGCCGATATGCGCGCTCCGACTTTCTGGAATACGGCCCGCTGGAGCGGTTCGGGCACGTAGGGGGCAAGATGTTCGGAAAGGATTTCGAGGACCTTCTCGTCTGCTTGGTCCTCTTCGCCGAAGGCCTCTTTGCACATGGACTTTGCGATCTTAACGACGGCTTTCTTGTGCGCGCGGTGATGCGTGTCCAAAAGGCCGGTAACCCAGTCGGTGTGCTCGTCGGCTGATCCAGGC